TCATGATTTCTTATGTTTTAATTGATATTGTTTCCGTTGCTTGCAGGCTATTTCAAAAGCCGTTCTTATCTCGTTTGAATAATTTCGGATATCTTCTACTGATTGTAACTGAATCCATTTATATCCGGTTCTGTTCTCTGTAACAAAACATATCCGCTTGCTGTACGGCCTTAATGATACACGGCATACCCACCAATATTCATGTCCAGTCCAAATCAGCAGATAGCCTTTGAAACTGGTATATGATATTTCACTTTGTTCCCCAAGAACAGCTCTGATTATATTGTATGTGTCTGTTTCCTCCCGTGTAATCACTGCATCTTGTTTGTCACCTATAACAGCCATTCCATCGTTCGGTGCTTGTCGTGTTTTCTCTTCTTTCACCAGTATGGCGGTATCCGGTCTGCCTGAAATCATCCCTCCTATCACGGACAAGATAGATTTCCTCACAATCGGTCTGTATTCTTCGATAAGCTTCGGTGTGGATTTCCCGTTATTAAGACTTCTGACAAAATACCTCGTAAACTCATCGCCTGGTGACTGGAAATTCTTTGCAAGAATCTCCTTTATCTGTATCATCATTTGCAGTTCCTTTGCCGTGCTGAGTATTTCCGACTCATTGTAGCATGACTTGTGGAACTTCTTCATTTCCTCTATATCTGCATCCGACAAGTCCAGCATATTCACCACCAAGAAAGGTTTCTCGTCCATGATGTTCGTCTTGTCAAGATCCGCATAAAACCGATACTCGATACCGTTTGTAAGCACCCCAAAGCGTGCGTTGGACGCAGCATAGTATTTTGAAAGCTGGGTGTTGTGCAAGTCAAGGTTCTGCTTACAGTGCTTGCATTCTATCAGAAGAATCGTCCTGCCATCCTTTTTGATGGCGTAATCTATCTTATCACCTTTCCTTGTCAGATCGCAGTCCATTTCAGGCACTACCTCAAAAGGATTGAATACATCATATCCCAACACCGTTATTATGGGCATGATGAAGGCGTTCTTGGTGGCTTCCTCTGTCTGGATGGCATCTTTCTGCTTCTTTATCCTTTCCGCAAGCTGAAGTATATTGTCTTTGAAATCCATACCTATCTTATAAGTTGTTTATAAATTCGGTCGCTTCATTCTGTTCAGTTCCGGTGTATTCCATATACTCCCTTACAGCCTGCTCGATATACCCACGGGATTTTAAGACGTTCCACTTCTTTATTTTCCGCTGGTATTCTTCACTGCTTCGGTCTATAGTAGGACGTTCTTTCTTTGGCTGTTGTGCTGAAGTGCTCTCCTTTTTGATTTCGGTTGCTGCTACCACCTTTATATCATCTTTGCTCTCTTTTTTATTGTGCTGTTTGGATTCCTTCATTTCCGACGCTATTGTTTTCAGCAGTGCCAACATTTCACTGTTTTGCTTTTCGTACAGCGCCTTGATGCCTGCTACATTATTGGTCATATTCCACACCTTGAAGAACAAGATTATCTGCAAGATTCCGAACACCAAGCAAACGATTGCTAGAATTAATGTAAATGTTTCCATAGTGTATTATTAATTAAATTTCATTTAGTCATCCTTTCCATTAAAGACAGCAACCTGTCCACCTGCTCTTGCGCTTTCGCTGTAAGTCTTTGCTGTTCCATCAGACTTTCTAATGCCTTTTCCAAAGCGCTGGTGGTATTCACGTTATTGCCGTTTCCTGCTACAGAAGTTCCATGATGGTCGCTATTGGCAATATATGAAGATGTATCGTTAAGCATCTCCCCTTCTCCCGTAAGAAGCCAGTCAGTATTAAGTTCAGGGAATTTTCTCTGAATATCCAGCAAGCCACGTTTGCCTACAGAATTTTTAATCTTGTGCACATAACCATTGGATAGTCCACAAGCCCTTTCGAAATCTGATATTGAAATCTTCTTCGATGAGATGAAATCAAAAAGCCTACTCTGTACATTCATAAACAACAAGTTTAATTAATATTAAAATCCACTGATTAATCACTGAGTTTTCTTGTTTCTTAGATAATATATTTATCTTTGCATTACAAAATTAGTAAAACAATAAATAAATCAAAATAATATGGCAGAAAAAGAAGAGAAAAGCCCGATTACACCAACACTGAGAGTGATGAAGATAGGTGAAGAATTTACTTATCCTATTCAGATGATGACTTCCGTCAGAACTGTATGTACCACATACGGACTGCAATGGGGGAAGACATTCAAAACCCGTATAGACAGAGAGGCTAAAACAATTACAGTAACTAGAGTGAAGTAGAGTACAAGGAATTTTAGTAACCCAAGGTAAATGATAATACACTGGATATGAAAACTGAAAACAGACCGATTGATTCAATATCCGATAAGGATATGATAGAACTTAGAAAGTGGTGTTTTGATCGTGTCCTTACGGAACGTAATGCCATTATGATGAATATGAGAGAAGAAGCACCCCTTGATGATTTTTTCACAGAGATGCTTCGGATTTCAGAAAGAATCAAAGACTGGGTTCTTTCTGGCGATCTTACATCTTTGTAAGCATAAGAGCATCTTCAATTTGAGAAATAACCATGTCATAACTTTCTGAAACTTCATAGATGATGTGCCCGTCATTACCGTTGGGAATCGTCAAATGCAGCAGTGTATTTTTACCCGCACGTTCAATCGCTGCAATATTAAGAACATTGACACATACGGTTTTAAAGTCATTCGGGATGGCAACATCTACTTCAATAAAGTAATTGATTTTGGCTTTTAGTTTCATATTTCTTAATTTTTTAAGTTGATATTGCAAAGTTAAGAAAAGCCTCTGAAAAAGACATGAGTTGCCGAATCGAATTGGCTCAGAGGCGCGATTTTAAAGAGTTCTTTGACATTTTGGAAAACACAATAAAGAAAAGCAAAAACAGAAAACTTTCAGCACGTCAATTTGTCTTTAACGTGATGAGTATGCTTGGTGTGAGGCACAAGTATCGCTGAAAGTATGACCTTCAGATACAGCCTGTGCGGACGTAGTGAATATTCCGTACAGGCACGATTTTTAAAAATATCAGATTATAAGATTCATATTGAATAGTTCACTCACTGGTACAACACAATTAGTAACAGCATTCAATATCAATAGCACATCACGTTAAACAAAGTTTAACTAATTGATAATCAGTTGTTTATATTTGTATAATCCACTTTAATAAAGTATCTTTACAATATCAAAATAAACCCATAAACAGCAAGGATATGAAAAGATACGATTTAAGCAGAATAATGACAAGAGCGCATTACATTTTCGGCCACACGTTCAATACCACATTCAGCTACTGCCTGACAAAAGCATGGACGGAAGCCAAAGAGGAAGCAAGAATAAGCGAGGAGAATGCAAGGCGTGCCGCTGAATATAAGGCAAAGTACGGAAACCGCGATTACAGGAACTACCGATCCTATTACAGTTCACGCATGGGACGCAATGACTGGAGATGCGACTACCGCAATGATGCCAAAGCAACAGTCATCCGCTCGTTCAATGCAAGATGATGGTTGTATATGACAGATTCATTTGCCAAACTCTATATAACCCCATCCCCTCCCGTAAGATTCGGGATAACAACCGGTTTAAGCCATTGAGGGGATCATCAGTATGCTAGTCTTATTTTGTTTGTGTGTTAGTCACAATTCTTTATGTATCTAATTCTGAAAAGTTCCAGATGTTCCAGTCCGTGAGGATAGGAACACCACTCCACTCTGTCACAGGTGCGTACAATGGGCATGAATCATTATCTCTATATTCATTTGCCAGATATGGAGGTTCGATACCTCACAGAGTGACCAAATATCAAATCTTAATTCATTATGGAAAATAAATATCAGATAACAGGCTACCAGCTTGTTTATGCCAATGGAGGAAGGGATACAGTAAAATTGCAGACCCCTGTCATTATAAGCGACATAGAGGGATACAGACGTAAGATACGTTCTGTTCACAACTGTATCAGTGTCAACCTCAGTTATATCGAACTGCCGTGAGATTTTACCGCAATGTACCAACTATAAATCCTGAATATCATGTTAAACGAGGAAGTATTGAAAATCGTCCTGAATGACAAGACATTCGGACAGAGAGAAGCCGCCACTATCGTGGGCGGACGAGGAAGGTTGTTCAGACTGGTAGGTTCTGGTGCCATACGTGCCGAAAAGAAACCTGCCAACAGGCAGAACGGAAGATGGTACTGCAACGCCTTTGATGTACTGAAACACGCCGCGCTCAAATAGATTATTTGAATTTCAAATAGTTATATAAAGTTAAGCCACTGATTTTTAAAGTTTTACAATTTTGCACCCAAAGTAAAAATAGTTAACTTTATATCACTATAAGGAACTAATAAACAATAAGTTATGAAAGTATTATATCTCATTTGGTTTGCTCTGGCAGCTATCGTACATGGTACAATAGACAATCTTGACACCGCATTTTGGGTATCAATATCCGCATTCGTGGTATTATCTCTCATACTTGCCGTGAGAATTGACAGAAAAAATAATCTTAAAAACATATATAATGATGAGAACAGACAATGAGTTGCAGCAGATGAGCCATGATGAGCTTATTGAACAGGTGAAAGGATTGCAGTTCCAACTTGCCGGTATGGAGCTGGCTGAGAAAGAGAACGCAAGGATGAGGGAGATTCTCTCCGCTATCGGCATTATTTATGAATCCTATAAGACGGAGCGTCATGGATGAGGAACTTGTACGGCTGGAAGCCGAACTTGAGAAAGTGAAAGGGTGCGGGTTGAAATATCTGCCTGAATACGGTTTCTCTTCAAAAGAGGAAATCATGCAGCTTATACAGGAGGATATAAACGAATTACGCTCGGAGATGGAATGCATTCAAAAGGATTATGCTACTGACGAACTTGAAGAAGAGCGCACGAGGTTGTGTATCCTTCAGGGAATACCAAGATATTGTTGAACTTTAAAATATTCAAGAGTGATGGAAGAAAACAATCAAGTTACAGAATTACAGATTATTCAGGCCAAACAAGCGGCCGAGTTTGCAATGACACCGGTAGGACAAACCGTGAAACAGTTTGAGGTCATGCAGCGCATGGCCAACATGTACACAACAAGCACAATCGTTCCGGATACGTACAAGGGAAATGTGGGAAACTGCGTGATTGCGCTGGATATGGCCATGCGTATGGGGTGTAATCCGCTTATGTGTATGCAGAATCTTTATATCGTGCATGGCAACCCTGCTTTCAGCAGCAAGTTCCTGATTGCCACTATTAACGCAAGTGGCCGTTTCTCCCCACTCCGTTATGAGTTTAAGGGAGAAGAAGGTACGCCGGAGTACGGATGCCGCTGCATTGCTTATGAATCGTCCGACAAAGACCACAAGGAACCGCTTCATGGTGACTGGATCACCATGGGAATGGCTGAAAAGGAAGGCTGGACCAAGAAGAACGGTTCCAAATGGCAATCAATGCCAAGCCAGATGCTCCGTTATCGTGCAGCCGCTTTCTGGCAGCGTGTTTATTGCCCGGAAATCTCAATGGGGCTTATCACCAAAGAGGAGGCAGATGACATTCAGGATGCCGAATATGAGGAAATTATTGATAAATCAGCAAAAAGCAACAAACTTGCCGAAATCGCTGCAAAAGCCGCAGGAGTCAAGGATCACCCCCGCCCGGAACAACCGACAGATCAAACTCAAGACTACGCGAATAATAAACCTACTCGAAAATCATTGTTATAATGGAAATACAACATTCTATAGAATGGTTCCGTAAGCGGCTCGGTAACTTCACCGGGTCGCAAATCGGACTCCTAATGAAGAAAGGGAGAAGTGATTATTTTTCCGATACTGCCAAAACTTATATTTATCAAGTTGCATCAGAGAGGGATATGAATCCTGAAATTATCAATGATGATGTCGAGTTTGAGAAATATCTGCATCAGGTCTGTGTCAACACCAAGGCGATGCAATGGGGTACTGATCAGGAAGAAAATGCCAGAGAGCTGTATGAACGTCTGACAGGAAGACATATAGTTGAGACAGGATCATGCAAACACCCTGCCATAGAACATTTCGCAAGCAGTCCTGACGGTTATTATTACGATGAAGAAACCGGTGAAAAAGGCTGTCTGGAAATCAAATGCCCTATTCAAAGCACTTTCATGAAGTATAAAAGTGAAATACACAACAATGCGTCGCTGCTTGATGTCAAGTTCGAGTATTTCTACCAGTGCATGGCCCATATGATGTGCACAGGTGCGCAATGGACTGATTTTGTTATTTACAACCCTTTCCAGAGCAATCCTATTCATATAGTAAGGATATTGCCGGATGAAGCGGTGTTTGCCGAAATGGAGAAGCGCATTCGTGTGGCTGATGATATTGTCAAAGAACTGATTGAAGCGGAATGACGGGACAACTATTGATAAAAGAAACCCAGTTGCAACGTATCATACGTAAAACTGGAAGAAAACCATGCGAATGCAAATGCTCGTTATGCAGGATGCAATGTCACACACCATGTCTGGGTACTCCTCAGGATATAGAGAGGCTCATAGATGCCGGATATGCCGACAGGCTGGCTCCCACTTTGTGGGGAGCCGGGATAATCATGGGCGTGATTGATATTCCCATCCCCATGATTCAAGCTGTTGCGGGTGACGAATACTGCATATTTTACCATAACGGACTATGTGAACTTCATGACAAGGGATTGAAGCCTACCGAAGGACGTTTGTCACATCATTCCACACGCCTTGATAATTTCAAGGCCTCTAAAAGTATATCTTGGAATGTCGCTAAAGAATGGCTTTCCGAAGAAAATGCAGAAGTTATTGAACGTGTAGCTGATAAATTTAGTAGAAACTAAAAACAATAGAGCGATGAATACAAGCTATAAAGAAAACACCCCTGACAACTTTTGGCAAATCAGATGGCTTGACAGGTATATGGAAGGTCACAACGGGTTCATTGCAGGCGGGTGTTTTAAAAACATCCTTTCCGGTGAACGTGTAAAAGATATAGATATATTCTTTGAAAGCAACGATGACTTCCAAGATGCAGTAGATTTATTCAATAGCGACGGCTATGTGAAAGATGGCTGGAAATTTAAATATCGTAATGAAAAGGTATGTGCCTTTCAGAAAGACGGTGAAAAAATATGGATTGAATTTATCGAATCTGAATTTGGTACGCCGGAGGAAATACTTAGGAGCTTTGATTTTACCGTTGCGAAAATGGCTTATTTCAAGCAACCTAAATACGACAATAGCGATGATGATATTCCTTTTTCATCAGAAAAAATAGTTGGCTATGAATACCGGCTACTCCATCATGAAAACTTTTTCGAGCATCTTCACATGAAAAGGCTGGTTATTGATGAAAATATTCCTTTCCCAATTAGCACATGGGAGCGTACATATCGGTATAAAGGATATGGTTACAACATGTGCCGGGAAACCAAGAAAAAACTTTTAGAAGCTATTCAGAAAACGAATTTAGATTCTGCCGATTTGTCTATGTACAATAATGGTGGATGGGACTAATAAAAATATGGAACAATGAATACACAGATAGCAATCCAGGAAAGCGATCTTGAACTGATCGTCAGTGAAAAGACGTTAGGTAGTCTTACTACCAACGCAAAGCAAATCAGAGATATGGTAAAAGCCGCTTTGCCAATGTATGATATCTCCAATTATAACGATGAGAATATCGATCAGGCAAAGAAAGACAAGGCAGCTTTAAACAAGGCGGCGAAAGCCCTCAATGCCAAACGTCTTGAAATTGAGAAAGAATTCATGAAACCTTTCAGGGAGTTCAAGGACGTTGTAACCGAAACCGTGAAACTTATCGGCGAGTGCTCTGCCAAGATTGACACGGTAGTCAAGCAAAACGAACAGCAATACAAGGATAGAAAGAAAGCCACTATCAAGACTTACTTTGATGGATTGAATGTTAACCTTGTAGACTTCAATAAGGTTTTCAAGTCTGAGTGGCTCAACAAATCCGCAAGCATGAAGTCTGTATGCAACGAAATTGATTCCATATTCTCCAAAGTCGAGAACGAACTTTCCACGCTGAAGGGGTTTGGTGAGGATTTCGATGTCCTTCGTACTTATTATATGGATACGCTCAATATCGCATCCACCATCCAGTATGCCAACCGTCTGAAGGAGCAGCGTGAGCGTGCCAAAGCAGCAGAAGAAGCGCGCATCAAGGCAGAGCAGGAAAAAAAGGCTGCTGAAGAAGCGCAGATGAAAGAGGAAGCGGAACGAGCCAAACAGAATTCAGTCAATCCATTTGCAAGAGCCAGTCAGCTGGTCACCAATGAACCACCTTCCTTTGTCGAGCAAACCAAAGCTCAGGAACCGGAGCTTCTGACGAGAGCTTTTACTGTTACCACAACTCGTGAAAATATAATCGCTCTTGGTGACTTCATGAATGATAATAATATTGATTTCGACAAGATTGAACTTGCAGATACCCTATGCAATACAGATTTGAATTCCATTGTCAGAATGCTTGAATATAGTGCAAATCTGATAGACAAAACCTCTACCAAACCTTGCGAAGCAGATAAGACAAGGCAATTCAGAAACATGATAAAGAAAATTCAAAAGAAAATAGAACAATGAAAATTACAATCAGCAAAACAACCGAGTTTGAAGCGGTCTACCTGAAAGTGGATGCAGGTGTACGCTATTGGGAAGACGCAGAAGTAAACGGAGTTAGTGATTCTGAAAATCCGCCAACTATTCCTTGTGCTGAATTTATCCATGCCGATAATGAATACCGCTGGCGACCTATTATCGACATCGACAATGGAGTTATCACTAATTGGGAAAAAGGTTTTACCGCACAAGTTCACTATAAGGTATGCGATGATGGCATTTATACAGTTACTGATAAAGATGGCAACATCATTGTTGAGCATGAGGGTTACGTTCCATCCATCATGTGCCCGGAAGATGAAGGATATGGCGACTACATCATTATGAATATTGACGAAAATGGATTTATTCAAGGATGGGAAAAAGAATTGATTAGTAGAATTATAAAAGAGCAGGAGGATTAAATCATGCAAGACTATATTTCAGACTGGTTCATCCCGATGGACTTTGGGTATGACATTCCGGATGAAGAGCCGGACGGTGAGGACAACTTTAATTTTGACTGAGAGTGGTATGAAAAAGTATATTTATTTAATCCTGTTTCTGATAATAGGAATTGTTGTCGGGAATAGGATATTCAATCACTTACACGCATGGCTGGGCGTAACAATAATATCAGCCACAATAATTTTCTTTATTTACAAACTGATTAAAACATTGAAAGATGAAAAGACTGATTAAGTTAACGATGGTATGTATGACCTTGGTAATGTTTGTCTCCTGTGAGAGAGTAGCCCCTAATTATGCAGGTGTCCTTATGGAGAATTACGGCAAGCAGGGAAAGGAGGATTTCAAGATTGTTTCCGGCAAAGTGTCCACATGGGAATTGGGCACAGAACTTTTTCAGGTTCCGCTATTCGATCAACGTGGAGAATTCGCTGAAGCTGTCACACTGAAAGCTGCCGACAACACGGAGTTCAAGGCGTGTCCTACATACAGCTATAAAGTTATCAAGAACCGCGCCATTGATGTTGTCTTTGACAACAAGCATATTGGCCGTGGAAGTGACTTTATGTCTTCGTTGGAAGATAACATCTTGGAACCACGTATATATGATTTGATAAAGGAAGAAAGTCGGAAGCATAAGACCGATAGCCTGATGGCTGACGGAGGCTCGTTGGTATTTGAGAAACGGTTGGAACAGATAGTTGACATGGAGTTTGAAAAAAGAGGTCTGCAACTGCTCACATTCTCCGCACAACTGGAGTTCTCCGAAAAGGTCCGTGAGAAGATTGACAGCCGGAATGAAGTGAACACCAATATATCCGTACTGGACCAACAGATTGAGGAACAGAAGAAACGCAACGAACTGGAACAATTAAAAACCGAACAGGCTCTTATCCAGTCAAAAGGTCTTACCAAAGAAATTCTTTACAAACAGTTCATTGACAAATGGGATGGGAAAAGTAGCATATATAGAACTTTCCCGGAAATTATAAAACTTGAAAAATGATTGAAGAATGGAAACCGGTAAAAGGGTTAGAAAACAGGTATATGGTTTCTAATTTAGGTAGGATAAAATCTGTTATTTGATCAGAGTACAGAAATAACTTTGTTAACCTTGCCTTCCCGGTCTGTGAAGATAGGGAGGTAAACGGGAGGTTGGCGGAAATGGCAGACGCTAATCAAGATGTAAGGTGCAAAATTCTAGGATAACCGTTAATATCCAAGCCGGCAACCTACGAGACATCTTAGGGGAGCTGACTTGAAATCAGTGAACTGCAAAAACACCACTCATGCAGGTTCGAATCCTGCACCTCCCACTATAAACACACTATAAATGAATAAACGTTGAATATCAAACTTTAAAAGAATTAATTATGATGCATACTTGGTTTGAATGCAAAATCCGTTACGAAAAGGTAATGGAAAACGGCATGAACAAGAAAGTAACTGAACCCTATCTGGTTGACGCGTTGAGCTTTACTGAAGCAGAAGCCCGTATCATTGAAGAAATCACTCCGTATATCAGCGGTGAGTTCACTGTTTCGGACATCAAACGCGCCAACTACAGCGAACTGTTCCCCTCTGAAGAAGATGCAGCCGACCGCTGGTTTAAGTGCAAGCTGTTCTTCATCACGCTGGACGAAAAAAGCGGAGCGGAGAAAAAGACCTCCACTACCGTATTGGTACAGGCTTCCGATCTTCGCGATGCTGTAAAGAAACTGGACGAAGGAATGAAAGGTACAATGGCAGACTATCAGATCGCATCCGTAGCAGAAACCGCCATCATGGATGTATATCCGTATGAAGCTAAGGAAGTTCCGATATCCAACACTCAGATATCGGAAGGTGCTGATTCTCCTGTAGTACGCAATTTTATCCAGTCCCTACCGGATGGTTGCAGGACAACCATAACAGTAGCAGGAAAGCAGGTTGTTGTCGACAAGACCGGCAAGGACACAGTAGTAACCCCACATAAGGAAAAAGACGATGACATACGAGGAGATGATTAAAAAAGCGCAGTCGTACAAAATGCGCGGGAAGCCGAAGAATGACGAGCACCGCATACAGTCCGCTTGTGTCCGCTGGTTCCGTTTAAAATATCCGAAACTTAAAAACGTGCTTTTTGCTGTTCCCAATGGTGGCAGACGTGATGCCATCACCGGAGCGAGACTGAAGGAGGAAGGTGCGACCAGCGGAGTGTCAGATTTGATACTGCTGAAGAGCAACCGCTTCTATGGAGGACTTTGCATTGAGATGAAAAAGCCGGGAGGCCGCCAGTCTCCTGCACAAAAGGAATGGCAGAAGGATGCGGAAGCCAACGGAGCGAAATACGTCGTCTGTAAATCATTGGATGAGTTTATGAAAGTGACAATTGATTATTTGAATGACGTATGACAAACAGAAAAACTATAAACCATAAATTGAATTGCAAGTATGGAGATAAACTGTAAATATTGTCCTAAAAACGATGGGACCGGCAACTGCCTCATTAACGGATGCCCCCTGCCTCCTGTCATAAAGGAGATAGAAGAAATGCAGTCCTTTTTGGAGATAACCGCAAGTGACAATCCAAAGGAGCTTATAGACCGCCTCACTGATATAAACGTCTATCTCGCACGCTCTGGCAAGCTGCTTGCTGACGCCAAGGCATATCAGGATCAGGTGACAGCGAATGTATATGCCAGCCACATGGAATTCATCTCACGTGTTCCCGCGACTGTCGCCATGAAATTTGTCGCCGCGCAAAGTGTGACCGCCAATCAGATTGTGACATGGCTGGACCGTATAAACCGTACCCTCGTCCATGCCGGAGACAATATCAGGACCCAGATATCCTTTGCCAAACAGGATATGGCACTGCAAAGGAAAGGCTACTGATAAATAACGTTTAAATTATTGATATTCAGAAATATATTTATTGTAATCCCATAACAAAAAGTTAACTTTACAATATATATAACAAACTGATTATCAAACAATAGACATGATGAAAAAGGATACAAAAAGGAAATCATTTGTCTTCTATATAGAATGGCAGGAAGTGCTGATGGAATATCCTGAGGAGGTCAGACTTGAAGTGTACGATGCAATTATCAAGTACGTCGCATCGGGGACACTGTCGGAGCAGAAACCGTTGGCTAAAATGGCATTCTCTTTTATAAAGAAACAGATAGATGAGAATTTGCTACATGAACCTCCAAGCGGAGAAAACCACTGGAACTGGAAATGTGGAATTACTGATGGTAACCACAGATGCAGGAATTCAAGCGGCTATAGAAATTGGCGAAATTCAGTCTTGGAAAGAGACAACTTTACATGTTGCCGTTGTAAAAAACGTAACGTGGAGTTAAATGCACACCATATCAAACCATTTTCTTTATATCCCGAATTGAGATTCGATATAGATAATGGCATTACATTGTGTCGAGAAATGTCATATAGGACTACATAAAGAACAAATGAAATGGGAAAAGAAAGTTTTTTGATATATAAATCGTTTTACAAGCCTATATCGAAGTTATCGGACAAGCAACTTGGAAGATTATTCCGAGCTATATTCAAGTATCAACTTGGCGAGATTATTACGGTAGAGGAGGACATTGAAATAGCATTTGAGTTCTTCAAGAATCAATTTGAAATAGATGAAAACAAATACCATGGCATTGTCGAGAGAAACCGTAGTAATGGAAGCAAAGGGGGTGCTCCGAAGAGAGCGAAGAATGATAATTCGGATGATATTGGAACAACCCAAATAAACCCAAATAACCCAGTGGGTTTTTCAGAACCCAAAAAAGCCGATAATGATAATGTAAATGATAATAATAACTCTCTCTCTAGCGCGCATACGCGTGAAAACCTGGGCGATATTTCATCAGAAACATTCGATATGGATTTAGACAAATGCTTCGCGGACCTAAAGTCTGAGGAAGGATGGCTGAGGGATGCTTGGGAACGGGCATACAGGAACGGATTCAGGAACTTCACTTTGGATGAATGCAAAGACAAATACGTTGACCTGTACTATTGGAAGCTAAAGGGGGAAGGCGTTACACACAAGTCTGTTTCAGATGCAAAACGCCATTTCTCAAACTGGTTGATAACGGAACTTAAAAAACAGAAAGATGACAGAGCAAGAACAAAAACTTTCAGCAGAGCTACAACAGATCCGACAGGAAAAGTCATTTGCGGCGAAACTGAAACAGGAACAGATATACAATCTGGTGGAGCGTCACAAAAAGACTATTCTGCAAGATTTTGAATATGACCTGACGAATCCAGCCGAATATTACGCCCATCGTGATCTTGTCAGGCAACTGGGCAATGATTATACTGGACGTGAATTCAGGGAGTTCGAGGTTGACGAGAACAACTCGAAGATATTGTCTTTCCTGCTGTATTACTTCAACGGATGCAGACTGGCCGAGAAAGTGTTTCCCGATGAGGATTACAAGATTCACAAGAACCTGCTGATTGTCGGGGCACCCGGCACTGGAAAAACAATGATCATGCAGATTTTCGCCGATTATCTGCGTCTGACACGGAATCCCAGTCAGTTTGAAAACCTCTCCGTCACCCAGATGATGAACTACTACAAGATGAACGGACACATAGACCTGTATTCCTACAACGAGGGGCAGTCAAAAGGATTCAATCCCGCCCCGTTCAATATCTGTCTGAACGACATAGGTTTGGAAACCGAGAATCAGAAGAGCTACGGTACCAGTCTTGACAGCGTGATAGACGAGTTTCTCTATGCGCGTTATGAGATTTACCAGCAGTTCGGGAAGAAATACCATATCACCAGCAATCTGAACATCGGTGATTTCAGGAAACGGTTTGAAGGACGTCTGATTGACAGGTTCAAGAGTTTTAATGTCATTCCCCTGCTCGGAAACAGCCGCAGGAGATGACAGTTATATTAAGTTAAGCAGATGCGTTTTTAAGATTATATTATTTGAGAAACAAATAAATAAAAGTTATCTTTACATACATAAAAGAATTAATAAAAACCAAGAGCAATGAACATTACGAAAGTTTTGGCGGAAGAAGTTGCCAATAAAATGGTAGAGCCGTTAGAAAAGAAAATCAACCTGTTGCATGATGAACAGGTCAGGATTACGGAAGAGGTGATCCGAAAATCCATTCCACAGGAAATCACCGACTGTTTTCAAAAGTTTCGGTCTTATTTCTCTGTTGCATATAGCATCACACTGTTTAACGGTTCCTATGAAAAACGTGTTGCCGGACTGAAAGGATTTCCCAGCGCAAACGCTTACTATCCTCACATTGAGGCGGACAGGGAAGTTATTGAAAAGATAGACAAACTGGAAATCGAGATCAGTGCGGTAAAGGATGAGAAGACCAAGGTATATGAATCAGTCGTTGCGTCACTTCTGACATTACGGACATTCAAAAGAATCAAAGAGAATTTCCCTGAGGCATACAGACATATTGCCTGCTATGAAGATAAGGGAAAAACATCCGTATCCCTGCCGATAGACAATATCATGGACACTTTGAAAAAATACACCGTATGACATCTTGGGGAAGTTCACATTTTACAACTTCTCCCCTATTCTGCGGATAATCTGACTTTATTTTTATTTGAAAGTCAAATAAAATTTATTATTATGCAAGAAACAACTCAATTGAACACACTGACCAACATCGTATTTGTCCTCACGGACGTTTTAGAAACCAACCTTCTAGAAATGCAGCAGCAATACAAGAAGGAAGGCTTTGAATTGCGGCACGATTCAAAAAGAAACTTCAACACAGCCATAGCCGCGATAAAGAGATTGAAAAGTGATGTGAATCATTGCAGCGAATCCACTCAGGAAAACTTCGGCAATGATTCTGACATGGTGAACGCCATGTTGCTCACACTGATTGACAGATGCGGTGATGATGACAACCTCGCTTATAAGATGTACGAATACATTAAATCTTTCCCGTCCAAACTGAATCTGGACTTGGATTTGGATAATGCGTTCAGCCACCTGTTTAAAAAGGAGAAGTTATGAAATCGCAGAAAAATATCTTAAAATCCATTGAAGGTCTGTCCGATATAGAACTATTTGTTATTGATCTCTTTTGTGGCGCCGGTGGCTTATCCGAAGGTGTGGAAGAAGCACGATTGGATGGAAATAGATGTGGAAAGGTTGTTTGCTGTGTGAACCATGACAAGAATGCCATCCTTTCACATGATGCCAATATCCCTGATGCACTTCACTTTATTGAGGATATCCGTACACTGGAACTTTCCCCGATAAGCACTATTGTAGAACGTATCCGCCAGCTATACCCTGATGCCATGATAATGCTTCATGCCTCTTTGGAGTGTACTAACTTCTCGAAAGCCAAAGGCGGTCAGCCGAGAGATGCCGACAGCCGAACGTTGGCAGAACATCTCTTCCGTTATATTGATGTTATAGACCCTGACTACATTCAGATTGAAAATGTAGAAGAGTTTATGTCATGGGGAGATATGGATGAGAATGGGAAACCTATCAGCATGGACAAAGGGCGGCTTTATCAAAAGTGGGTGCGCAATGTCAAGAAGTACGGTTACAACTTTGAGCACCGCATCTTAAATGCTGCCGACTTCGGTGCCTACACCACAAGAAAACGCTTCTTCGGCATCTTTGCTAAAAAGAACTTGCCGATAGTATTCCCAGAACCGACCCACTGTAAAGGTGGTAGGCAAGATATGTTCTCGCGGCTGGAGAAGTGGAAGCCGGTAAAAGATGTGCTTGATTTCTCTGATGAAGGAACTACCATCTTCAGGGAAAAGCCTCTTGCAGAGAAAACGCTTGAACGTATCTATGCTGGACTTATCAAGTTTGTAGCCGGAGGAAAGGATGCTTTCCTTTCCCGTTACAATACGGTTCGCTCTCAAGACACATGCAAATCAGTTGATGAACCATGCGGAGTGTTGACTACTGAAAACCGCTTTGCAAAGGTACAGGTAAGTTTCCTCTCCAAACAGTTCAGCGGACATCCCGAAAGCAAGAATGTGTCCGTAGAAGAACCGGCAGGTGCAATCACCTGCAAAGACCACCATGTTTTTGTCTCTGCTTATTATGGAAATGGACATAATCATTCGGTAGACCTTCCAGCTCCAACGGTCACAACGAAGGACAGGATGGCTTTAATTGAAAGCCGATTTATGTGTTCTTATAACTTTAAGGATACAGGAAAGGATATTAATCAGGCTTGTCCTACACTTCTGACTAAAGACAGACTTTCCCTTGTATCTCCATTTTTTATGAATCAATATTCTGGAGGTGGTCAGGTGTCTGATATAAACTCGCCATGCCCCGCTGTTACCACAACACCGAAACAAAACTTGGTAACATGCCAGCCGTGGATAATGAATACTGCATTCTCAAATGTAGGTAGCAGTATAGAGGAACCCTCCCAGACCATTACCGCAAACAGGAAATGGCACTATCTGATGAATCCACAGTTCAACAGTGCTGGCGGCTCTGTTGATAGCCCCTGCTTCACATTAATAGCCCGCATGGATAAGATGCCGCCCTATCTGGTAGCAACGGAAAGTGGACGGTTAGCGATTGAAATCTACGACAATGATAGTCCTATGACTGTGAAGATAAAGGAGTTCATGGCACTGTATGGCATAGTGGATATTAAAATGCGGATGCTTCGCATTCCGGAACTCAAAAAGATTATGGGATTCCCTGAAGATTATGTTTTAATAGGCACACAAGCTGACCAAAAGAAATTTATCGGAAATGCGGTGGAGGTTACACAAGCGAGAAAAAATACTGAAGCACTATGCAAAGTATTGAGAAAGTTGAGATTGAAGAAATCAAAAGAAATAGCTTAATGGAAAATGGAAAACTTATATTAGATGCCTGTTGCGGCAGTAGGATGTTTTGGTTTGACAAACATAATCCTCTTGCCTTATTCGTTGATAAGAGATCGGAAATAGTAACTGCCAAGGACAGAGATAAAATCAGAACTATAGAAGTAAAACCTGATATAATAGCCGATTTTACCAACTTGCCGTTTGAGGATAGCTCTTTCTACATGGTCGTGTTTGACCCGCCACATTTGAAAACACTTGGCAAAACATCATGGATGGCAAAGAAATATGGTAGGCTTCCGGATAATTGGCAAGAAATGATAAAAAGCGGTTTTGATGAGTGTATGCGCGTCTTGAAGCCTTACGGCACTCTTGTATTCAAATGGAATGAGAGTGAGATAAAAGCTGCGGAAGTTTTGTCTGTTATCCCGTTCAAACCTCTTTTCGGACATACTACCGGAAGACAGAGTAAGACAATATGGATGTGCTTTATGAAACTGCCAATTAACTAATAACGGAACAGAAATGAATGATGGAGTTTATTTTGACCAAAATGGTAGTGAGGTAATCGTAATTAATGGGGTTGAATACTCACGGGAAGAATTTGATTTTCTTGTGGATATGTGTGGAGATTGCAATATGTAATAATAAAAGAAAGAAAGGAATATTTATGATAGAAATAGATTTGAATGATACCGTTAGTGTAGAACTCACAGAATGGGGAGCCACATATCTTAATGCAACGAATATATTTAAGGGAATAACCCTTACACAGAAATGCCATTATAAGACTGACTATAAAGCAGGTGATGTTTACCAAAACCAGCTTTGGCAGTTGATATTGGAGTTCAAAGATGGGATTAGATTTGATAAAGAGAAGCCTTTTAATAGATTGAAAAAAGTAATTGATCAATAAGGAACAAAACGATATAGAAAGGAATCAAATGATAATAGCATGGTTTTCTTGCGGTGTAACATCCGCAGTAGCTTGTAAGATAGCACTAAGTCTGTATGATGATGTGCAGATTTACTACATCGAAACAGGTTCTGGGCATCCAGATAATGTCCGATTTATCTCAGATTGCGAGAGATGGTACGGGCAGCCAATTCATACCATTCGCAGCGATAAGTTTTTCAACGTAAAAGATGTACTGATTAAAAAACGGTACATCAATGGTCCTACTGGCGCAGCTTGCACATTCGAACTAAAGAAACAAGTCCGTTACAAGCTGGAGAAGGAACTTGGTTCTTGGGACGGTCAAGTTTGGGGATTCGACTTTGACCCGAAAGAAATCAATCGAGCTATCCGCTTTAAACAGCAATATCCTGATACAAAGCCGTTGTTCCTACTTATCGAGCGACAGATAACCAAAAAGGATGCAATGGGAATGCTTTGGAAAGCCGGCATTGAAATCCCAGCTATGTACAAGATGGGCTATAATAACAATAATTGTATCGGTTGTGTCAAAGGTGGAATGGGCTACTGGAATAAGATACGGAAGGATTTCCCGAAAGTGTTTGACCGGATGGCAAAAATTGAACGAGAAGTAGGAGCAACGTGTCTGAAAGACCAATCTGGAAAAATATTTCTTGATGAGCTTTCTCCTAACCGTGGAGAAATGCCGGAAGAATTTATACCGGATTGCTCTCTTATATGCCAAATAGAATTTCAAGAATTACTTGACCGGCAGGTAGAACGAGTTTTAAAAGAAGAAATCAGTATTAATGATGTAACCTAATTAGCTTCAAACTAAGAAAAAAAGGAACTAAAAGATGATACTTACTACTGGTAAGATAGTATTCGTTACCGATCCAGATGAATCAGACTGCTATATTGAGAACTTAAGGACGGAGTACAACACAAATCTTTTACAATAGTATTTACAACCGATTATTGATCAATATTTTATAGGTGATAAGTCAGAAATATGGTTGTTGTCTTTAATTGTACATTCTAAAGGGTGAAGATTTAACGTTTTTATTGATTCTTAACTCCTTCGGAAAACCAACTTAAGCTGTTTCTTCTTTTTCAGCACAATTTGCTTTGTATATTCCACTACTATTTTTGGCTCATTGCAAAAGTATAGAATTTTTTGTTTTGATAGAAAAATCGAAATGTTTGCAGTACAGCAGAAAAAACATTATCTTTGCATCAACAATTTCCGCCACGCCTCTTTACAATGCGTACCAAGGCGGAACTTATTTTTATATACATATGATAACATACACTAAGCAGCCCATAAGTATTGCTGACCAAATAGCAATGTTGAAAAACAGGGGACTTCTGTTTGAAAAGTGAATTGCAACTTTATCTAAATAACAATGAAAAGAATCTTTTTGGCATGTATTTGCTATCTGTTGATTTTGCCTACAGGCTTATGGGCAAAACGAATCATTAAGGTGGCGTGCGTGGGCAACAGTATCACGTACGGTGCAGGTATTTCCAACCGGGAGAAAAACTCTTATCCCGCCCAGTTGCAGTATTACTTGGGCGATGATTACGAAGTCCGCAACTTCGGTTCGAACGGAGCAACAGCGCAGTCGGACGGCGATTATCCGTATGTCCGTACTGGGGTGTACGGCGAATCGAAGAACTTTCTTCCGGACATTGTCCTGATTAAATTGGGAACGAACGACACCAAGCCGCAGAACTGGAAAGACGAAAAGCATTTTATGGAAGAATATCAAACGCTTATCGATACCTACCGCTCGCTGGATTCGCATCCGCAGGTGATTCTGCTCACTCCGGTGCGTTGCTTCCTTACCGAGAAGAACACCATCAGTCCGCGCATTATCGAAGAAAAGGTACGTTTGGTAGTCGAACAGCTGGCTTACGATAACGGACTGGGTATTATTAATCTGCATAATCTGTTTGGCAACCAGTGGGATCAGGCCATTATGCCGGACCGTTTGCATCCGTCTTCTATCGGTGCGGGTGCGATGGCGCGTAAAATCGGCGATTACCTGCTGAATACAGTTCAAAGTAAGCCGGCAGCCATTGTACCCGAAAATGCGACCTCCTTTAATTTTCACGGTTATCAGGGATACGATTTCCAGTTGGATGGGGTTCCTTGCAAAGTGGTACGTCCGGCTAAAGAAGCACAGGGAAGACCCTGGATATGGCGGGCTCGTTTCTGGGGACATGAGCCACAGACCGACATCGACTTGCTGGAGCAAGGTTTCCATGTGGCATATTGCGATGTAGCCGACTTGTATGGTGCCGATAAGGCAGTAAAACGTTGGAACAAGTTTTACAAATATCTGGTGAAGAATGGTTTTCATAAAAAGACCGTACTGGAGGGCATGAGCCGTGGCGGACTGATTGTTTACAACTGGGCTGCACAGAACTCTGATAAAGTGGCTTGCATCTATGCCGATGCACCGGTCATGGACATCAAGAGCTGGCCGATGGGAAAAGGTGCTTATGCAGGTTCGGCCGAGGATGTGACACGGATGCTGGCAGCCTACGGCTTTAAGAATGAGGAACAGGCTTTGCGCTGGAAAAAGAATCCGCTGAATCATGCGGCCAAGATTGCACAAGCAGACATTCCGGTACTGCACGTAGTGGGCGATGCAGACGATATTGTTCCGGTGTCAGAGAATACAGCCCTTTTCGAAGCAGAAATGAAACGTCTCGGTGCCCCGATTACCGTGATTCACAAACCGGGTATCGGCCATCATCCGCATTCACTGAACAATCCCGAATCCATTGTACGTTTCATACTGAAAGCTACCGGCCGGTGGTCCAACAATTGTACCCATGCCGTTCCCGGAAACGAGTATCGCTCGGCTGCCGGATGGGTGGAAGGCTCGGAGTGGCATTCGGTGGCACAGGATATCGAAACCACGCTGAACGAACGTAAACTGAAACTGCTGTTGCTGGGCAATTCCATTACGCAAGGTTGGGGCGGCATGCGTAAGCTCGTCAGCTACAAACCGGGCAAGCAGGCCATGGACGACGCTTTGGGACAGGGAAACTGGGAAAGTGCCGGTATCTCGGGTGACCGTACGCAGAACTTGCTTTGGCGTGTCCGTTACGGAAACTATAACCGGTGTACTCCGGAATATGTGGTGATTGCCATCGGAATCAATAATCTGGTAGTCGGTCAGGACACAGCAGACGATACGGCTGAAGGTATCATCGCCGTTACGGAAGAGGCCTGCAGGCAGTTCCCTGATTCAAAGATTATCCTGTTGGGACTTTTCCCTTCCGGAAAGGAGCAGGGCAGTGCAGTCCGTGAACAGTGCAACCGCATTCATAAACTGCTGGGCGCGCATACCTTCGGAGCTCAGGTCAGTTACACAAATCCTACAGGCTGGTTTCTTGACGAAGATGGAACGATTCGTGACGGACTTTACAGCGGCGATTATATTCACTTCACAGACAAAGGTTATGCTTGTGTAGCCTCACATCTGATACAGTTGATGAAATAACACTAAAAGAAAAATAAGTATGAAAACCACTTTCAAGTTTGCAGGATTGTCTGCTTTATTATTCGGGCAGTCGCTTTGTCTGCTTGCACAGACAGCCTGGCATAACCCGGCGGCCGATTCGCTGTTGCCCATTCAGGGAAGAGCCTGGAATGCGGAAACCGGAAAGGCCTACCAGCGTTTGCCGCAGCGGGCCGAACAACTGGTCCGTAAACCCGTGTGGGACCTGTCGTTGCAGACAGCAGGACTCTATGTGAAGTTTTACACCAATGCTCCACAAATTCAAGTAAAGTATCAGGTTACGGGGGGATTCTCGATGCCCCACATGCCGGCAACAGGTGTCAGCGGAGTAGACCTTTACACGATGGACTGCAACGGGCAGCAATACTGGTGCGCAGCCAACTATCAGTTCGGTGATACAGTGCGCTATACGTATAACGACCTGACATACCGCAACACGCACGATAAGGGAAACGAATTCACCTTGTATCTGCCTCTGTACAACGGTGTGAAGTCTTTACAGATTGGTGTGCCCAAAGGCAGCCGCTTCGATTTCGTGCGTCCGTCGGTCGAAAAGCCTGTCGTGATATACGGAACTTCCATTGCGCAAGGGGCATGTGCTTCGCGTCCCGGTATGGCCTGGACCAATATCCTGCAGCGCAAGCTGGATATGCCGGTCGTTAATCTGGGCTTTTCGGGCAACGGACAATTGGACGAAGGTTTCTTCAAACTGCTGGCCGAAGTGGATGCGGCAATGTATGTGATAGACTGTATGCCGAATATGACGAACGACCGTGTAGGACTTATCCGTCCGCGTCTGGAAAAAGGCATCCGTATATTGCGCAGCAAAAGCAAAGCTCCCATTCTACTGGTAGAGCACGATGGCTATATGGGCTTTTACGCTTCGGATAAGAAAGGAAAGGAGTTCCGTAAGACCAATGAGCAGTTGCGTGCCGTATACGATTCGATGAAGGATGAAGCCGGAAATCTGCATTACATTACGTTTGACGAGCTGGCACTGTCTATGGACAGTCAGGTGGACGGAGTGCATGCTACCGACCTGGGTATGCAGCAGTATGCCGATGCCTATTATAAGAAAATAACCGGTATCCTTTTCCCGGAGCAGGCGACTTTATCCTTTACACCAGGCAGATAGCACCGCGATTCTTTCACATACCAGTGGACAAAGCGGCATGATGAAATTCAGAATTATAATTCAACCGTGCAGCCACAAATTGTAATGTTAGGGAACTTTATCACTCACTTTTGGGGCAGATTGCCTTACGAAAAGCGCAGAATGGCCGATGATGTATGGCAAAAGCTGTTCAGGGGTAAGTCGGTTGTGAATCTGGGTTACGGATGGGACCGGATAGAGAACGTACAGTGGCGGGTGCTGCATGGCGAACTGCTCTTCCGCTTTTTCAGTCAGGAGCCAGTCGGTGATACTTTCCATATCGACAGCCGTACCGAAGAACTCGTCAACATGCTTCTTGTTGTAATAGTTCTTTCCAGCGATGCGGCAGATGGGGATACGGTTGCGTTTGGCGGTGGTATAGAGCCATGACTGCCTGACCTTATAAAGGGACATCACCTCTTCACCGGAATATAATAACAGATAAAAAATGAACAATATTAATTTGAACGAACTACGGAATCGTGCTTATAAGACCGCCTGTGAGCACGGTTTCCATGATAAAGAATTGAGTAACGAACACTGCCTTTGCCTTATCGTTGGAGAGCTTATGGAAGCTGTGGAAGCGGATAGAAAGGGAAGATTAGGAAAGAAATGTAAATCACGTTTTGAAATGGACTATAATCGCTATCCTGCATTAGTGGAAGAAGAAAAGCGATTTAAGTGTTCCTTTAAAAAAATGTAAAAGATACACTTCCAGACGAACTAAGCGATGCGGTTATACGCCTGCTTGATTTGGCTGGATTAAGAAATATATCCATTGATGATTTTCCTGAAGAAGCGATATATGGTGCATCCGAAAGTTGCGTAGGTGAAACATTTACTGAAAGCATATACGCCATATCCACATTGCCAATTCGTTATTTTTATGAATATAATTATTCTTTTGAAAGTCAGATAGGTCATATGTTATTATCAATCTTCGGGCTTGCCAAGCATATGAACATAGACCTTATATGGCATGTGGAGCAGAAGATGAGATACAATGAACTAAGACCTAAGTTGAACGGAAAAAGATATTGATTATGAAAACAATTATATTTACAATCATATGTATTATCGCCCTATTATGGGTTGGAGATTTCACAATTACATTTAAGCCGTTTTCTATATCACTTCCCAGTTGGTATAAGCCTGTAGGTATCATCCTGTTTGTGTTGGCAATGGCGGTATATAACATTGGAGAATACGCTAAAGGGTATAAGCATGGTTTCGATGATGGGATAAAGAATGTGTTGAAATACTTAAAAAGAAATACACTTAATGGGAAATATAGCTCTATGAAAGCTCCCAATCAGACTTTATGCCAAATTTGCGTGGCTCCAGCATTCTTGGCTTATTGAAAATCGTATTTGAAGCCCCCTAAATCTTTACTTTAGCGGTAGTTCACAATTTTGTGATAAGAAAAATAGAATAGTTAGTGGTGATTCTTTGGAGTTGTCGCTAATTTTTTTTTAAGAAAATTATTCGCAAAAATGCGAATGAATAAAATTAAAATGCTATCTTTGCATTAAAGAAACAAATGAGATGGTAGTAACGTTTGATAAAGAGTATCTGAAAGAATTGTATGAGTTTGGAAAGGCGAATGATAAAAAGCATCGTTTTCAACCTGATATCGTACGTAGATATAAACGTTGTATAGATATAATAATCAGTGTCCCTGATGTAACTTCACTTTGTAAATACAATGGGCTGAGTTTTGAAAAATTATCAGGGGACAAAAAGGACTTTTGCTCTGTTAGAGTAAACAATCAATATCGTATTGAATTTACAACCACAGAGGTGCAAGGTGAAGTAGTGACTACCATCTGTAATATAATTGAATTGTCTAACCATTATAAATAGAAAGTTATGATTAAAATAGATGGCGTAGACCCTAAAATGATAGCTAATAACTTAATTCCTTTTGAACCGACACACCCGGGAGAAGTATTAAAAGATGAAATTGAATTTAGGGGTATTTCTCAAAAGAAACTTGCTAAAGAGATGGGTGTGTCTTATACTGTATTAAATGAAATTCTGAATGCAAAGCGTTCACTAAATACAAAATATGCTATGCTCCTAGAAGCCGCGTTAGATTTAGATGCGGAACCTTTGCTCAAAATGCAAACATCTTATAATTTGCAAATGGCAAAAAAAGACAACAGGTTTATGGAGAGAATTAATAAGGTGCGTAAGATTGCAGCGTTATTATGATTGATGTTAGAGAATTAAGGATTGGTAATTATGTACACCTTTTTAAGAGTTTTATTATAATTTAGGCGTGATTCCATTTGGTTTCACGCCTTTTTGTACCATTCTCTAAAGTTTTTTCAAATACTTTACAGTAACTTTCTAAAGTTTACTTATATTTCTTCATCTCCGGCAAATGTTTCCTTATGTCACTAATACGTGTTGCGTCACTCGGATGCGTACTCATGATCTCTGGCACTGAACCCGATCCGCCCGCCGACATCTTCTGCCAGAATGTGACGGCCACATTCGGATTATAACCAGCCATCGTCATAAGAATAAGCCCCATATAGTCAGCCTCGGTTTCATGTTTGCGTGAGAATGGAAGCATCACACCGTATTGTGCTCCAAGACCATAGACTATATTCCCGGCTTTCTGTATGGCGGCGGACTTTCCACTGAGAGCCTCCCCCAAAATTTTCGCTCCGTATTGTGCAACCAGCTGCTGACTCATACGCTCATTGCTATGCTTGGCCACAGCGTGCGCCACTTCATGTCCGATAACTACAGCCAGTTCGTCATCAGAGGAAACCAGATTCATCAGTCCCTCATACACAACGATTTTGCCTCCCGGCATACAGAAAGCGTTCACCTGATTATCCTTAACCAGATTAAATTCCCATGAGAAGTTCCTCACCTCACCGGACATTCCATTATTTTCCAAGTATTGTTCCGTGGCAGCGGCTATTTTCTTTCCGACACGTGTCACCATCGCTTTCTTTGTCGCGTTACTTGATATCGGTGCCGACTTGATATATTCCGAATACTGGGTCAGACTTGATGAAAGCACTTCGGAGTCGGATACAAGCAGCATCTGTTTCCTGCCTGTCAAAGGAACACTTCCACAACCGTATAACAGAAGCACGGTTGCAAATAAAGTCACAATTTTTTTCATGCACCTATAATTTTAAAAGTATGAACAAAGTTAACGATTATTTTCTAATTGTGATAAGTCGATATATGAAAAAGCATTGCACATATCATTGGACGGTATTCATACAAAGCGCGACTGAAATGAACATGTCAATATCCAATTTTAAGTTAAACCAAGTTTAACTCACTGTTAATCAGACGATTATATTTGCACACATCGCTAATAATCAGTATCTTAGCTATATAAAAGAAACCAATATTACTAACAATTAAAACATAGAAGATATGAAAGCAACAGATATTAAAATGTACATCAGTACATTGTCTATTATCAAAAAAGGTCAAGAAATTGAATGTGGTGACTTTTTAGGTGGTAGAAAGGTAAATGCCAGTCAAGAAGATGCCTTGAATAGCATGAAAAATGCTGTATATATGTATTTGTTTGCATCTATCATGAAGAAGGATAAAGGTTACAAAACAATGGCATTCACAATAACCGCTTGCAATTCTGCTGTTTATGATAACAGCATGAAGACAGAGGTTGTATGTAAGGTTGGTTATAAAGAAATGATACAGCTTATCAAAGATGGGTATAGAAGTCCACTATTTGATACTCGCAAGCTGAAATCATTGGTAGATATGAGACTTAAAGAGCTAAAGATAGCATAATAACCAGCAGGGCGAAAGCCCTGCGCAATATAGAAGAATATGAAAGAAAATATATTTTTAAAAGCAGTTATAGAAAAACCGTTATTGAATAATGAACCAGAAGTTTTACACCTTTTCGTTCAAATAATCAATGAAATAACTTCTTGTATGTCAGAAGACGAGTTAAGAGGCTGTATGAACTCTTTAATAGTAAGATACCCTTATTTTAAACTGTTTTTCGATTATGGTTTCGGACATAATCATATGTGGGTGAAAGCATCAGGTTCTTTAGAAAGATTGATATTGGTTGAGTTCTAATCCGGTAGCTTTCGAGCTACCACAATATACACGATTATGAAAGCAGATTTAGTTTTAGTTATCAGCCCTGAAGCCCCACTGATGAAGCAACTGGGCAAAGTGTTAGGTAAGATGGTAACCCCTTATGACTTCTCTACTATAGAGAGGGGTGAAAAGTACATCACCATACAGCATGATGAAACAGGGCTTGTAGTGGCTTATACAAGTGAAGAAAGATTGAATGTGAAACATTAAATATTGATTATAAATGAAAGGTAATTGTACGTTAGAACTTGATGTAGACAGTGTGGCATTGAATAATGCAATGTCTAAAGCTGTCAGTGATGCTGTAAAAAGCCTCAATATTGAGCAGATAGTAAATGCAGAAGTAACAAGAAGAATAGGCAAAAGCGTAAGCAAATCAATACAAGACGGCACATTTGTTAGAGCAGTAGCAAAGAATGTAGCCAAAGAATTTGATGCAAATATCATTGTGTCCCTTCTTGATATTGAAGAGCTGAAAACTATGGTTGCAGAAAAAATCAGTCAGAAAATAATTAGTAAAATGGGGATTTAATTATGAACTCAATAAATGTAAACGGTTGCAGCGTATGTCAACCCGGTAAAGAAAATTACACCACCTACAACACCAGGTTGAGAGGTAAAAGAGTGAGAATGTACCAATATGACTATCGTACTGAAAGTGGCGAGCTGTTTGCTTGTTGTGCACCTACCTTAGAGGCGTGCAGAGAAAGACGGGATAAATGGCTTACTGGAAGCACAAGTGAAGACAAGAGATGCTCTTATTAATGAATTGAAGGAAGGAGGTAAGCAATGACGCAGAAACAAGCATTGAAGTCGTTAGAGGATTACTGCAAGGTAAACAATATGCACCTAACAAGTTCCTCATTTACCAGAAACGCTTATGCAATTGTGGCGCATGACACAAACCAAACCTGGAACCGAATATTTGAAAATGGAATACCATGCCACCGTTTAAGCGGCTATCATACGCCAAAAGAGCTTTTGATATGGCTTGACGGCTATCACGCCGGGATACAGAAAGGAGGTAAGAAATAGGGATGATTAAATTTAGAGGTGTAAATATCTTTGGCAATGAATGGTTGTATGGGAATCTTGTTAAGATAGAAGAAAACAGATATTCCATATTGCCCGAAATAAATGATATGCCGACATGCAAGTGTATAGCTGATTATGATGTAGATCATAATACCATTGGTCGATTCACTGGTTTGTTCGATAAAAACGGGAAAGAAATCTATGAGCGTGATTACATTTCCATAATCTACAAGTATGAAGGCATCGCAAATGGATGCGCTATCCCCGATCATGATTGTATTTGTTATGGAGAAGTGGTTTACATGGATGGCTTCGCTTGCTTTGGCTTGCGTCTGCATAAAGCGGAATACCCAATAAGCCAAGAATTAAAAGAGTGCCAGTACCTTACTGTCCCTCTGCTTCAGTTTGATCTGGAATGTGATAGTATTGAGGTATTTGGAAATGTGTTTGATAATCCTGAATTGCTAAAATGAATAGAATATGGGAAATAAAGTAGTAGCATTTATAAGATCAAACGAATGGTTTAAGTCCACTATGGTAGAGCATGGCACACATAATGGATATGTAGCTGTCCCTTCTATGAACAAATATCATGGAATGTCTTATTTGGATATTAATGATATAGACGTTCATGGCGGTATAACATTTTCAGAACCGGCAATAAGCGGTGAAGAATCTATCGGAAGCAAAAGGAAAATTAATCCAAGGTATGTCGGAAAAAGAAATCCCATATTGGATAATGCTGAGTTTATCACCGACAACACAGAAATAGGTAATGATTGGTGGATATTCGGATTTGATACATTCCATTATGGAGATGATAAATATAATTGGGATAAACAAGCTGTCATACAAGAGACAATGAACTTGATGGAACAAATAGAAAAATAAGCAATATGAAGTACAGAATCAAAATAATAGAAACCCTTTCTAAAGTGGTAGAGGTGGAAGCGGATGATTATGATTCCGCTTTCGAGAAAGTTGAGGAAATGGTTAACTGTGAAGAAGTAGTTCTTACAGCAGATGATTTTGAAGGTCGTGAATTTTATCCGGTAGAAGATTATGAAAAGTAACAAAGAATACAAAGTAAAAGTCCAGTTTGTCTTAGAAGGAGAAGTAACTGTCAATGCTTGCAGCAAAGATGAAACGAAAGAATTGGTTGAAGAAAGTTTTGGTCTTGTCGTTGGTGGTAATTTGCACTCTATGGATTCAAGAATAATCGATTGGGATTTCCCCGTTCATCCTGAAATGATTGTGAAGTAAATCAGTATGGCAAAAGTATATGAAAACAAGAAAGGATTCAAGGTCATACAAGCCACTCGTGGCGAAATGATATGCGCGCTCAGTGAATATGGATGTGTCGGAATTTGCGACAGCTGTGGTTCCAGTAATTGCCAAGATGGATTCTACATCGCAGTCCTTAATTGCTGGTATTGTTCTGATTGCTTCCATAAGTGGTATGCCAGAGCTAAACGCTATGCTTCCGATGAATATGTTGAAAACAAGAATTTTGAATTGTATAAGGCTGTTTTAGGGATCTATTAGTTGTTTATGATGGTAATTTAATTTATAACATTTTGATATCAAATATATTATACATTCACATCTAAATATCAGGATATGAGAACAAAAACAGAAAAAGCAATCAATTTATTCGAGTCCGGGTGCCTGAAAGAAGCGTTATCCATCTTCCGCACCTTCCGCATCGGATTCACCAAAGAAGAACGCAGAACACTGCAAATTGCAAGTGAAAGTCTTGCCGGAAATGAGAACTTCTACCAACAGATAGGAATCGACACAGATTCCATGATAAGCAAATCGGTTGAAATAATCACAGAAAAGTATTTGAGCAATGAAAAAGTTTAGTGTAAAATAGGGCGTAAAGCTTGTTACATTATAACTAATTAGTTATATTTGCATCATGGAATCAATAGAAACTAAAACCACTGATATAAGAACCATATACAAGACAGAGGAATTTGAAGAGTTCTACAATGATCTAAATGCAAGGGTAAAGGATAAGTTCGAGTATACATTTGAACTTGTACAAACGGTGTATGCCTTGCCTGTAAAGTATATAAAGCATTTGGATGGAACAGACTTATATGAAATGCGTGTGTCAGTCGGCTCTAATGAGTACAGAACTGTGTTATTTGCAATTGACAACAGCAATGTCATTTTAGCAACAAAAATAATCCTGCTTAACGGATTTTTAAAGAAATCTACAAAGGATTACAATAAGCAAATAGCCAAAGCAATACGAATTTTAAAAGATTTAGCATTATGATACAGTTAGATGAAAAGAAGTTGGCAAGACTCAGAACAACCAACCAGCAACTTAATGAGAAATATGGGGAACATGGTACAGATACTCGTGAGAAGTTCAATGAGAAGTCGATGGCATGGTATTATGGTGATATACTTCGTGAACGCCGCAAGGAGCTAAAATTGACCCAGAAGCAGTTGGCGCAGAAAATTGGTAAGGAGCAAAGTTATATCGCCCGTGTGGAAAAAGGGGAAGTAGATATCCAGTTATCAAGTTTTTTCCGCATTGCGCGTGCGTTGGGTATCGAGTTTACGCCTACATTTGTTTGAAGTTAATTTTATATTCATAGAACATTTGCTTGCATTAAGGCAGAATGGAGAAGTCCGTTCTGCCTTTTTCGTTTCTGCAAGTAAAAGTTAAATCTTTGTCTTTCAGTATTTTACGATGAAAATAAAAGATATAAACCATTGTAAATCAATTATTTATTTGTATCTTTACAATATCAAAATAACACCTATTAATAACAAGTAAAAGTAAAGAGCAATGAAAACAGAAGAACTTATCAGATACTACAAAGCAAACATTGAAGCTATTGAAAAAGGATTGAACAACGACTCTCTTTCAGCAGATAAAAAATTCAGATTGGGATATACACAACAAGCGTTGGACGGATATAAGTCTGCTTTACAAGAACTTCTTGGAAATAATAACGACTAATAATAGAAGAGAGCAAATGAGCAAAGTAACAGAACTAACAAAAGAGTTTCAAAGAGTGATGTATTCCACTACATATTCATTTGAGATTGATACCGAAGATTATGTTTTCGGATTCAAAAACACAATAAAGAAGCGTACAAAAAGTTTAGCCAAGGCAAGCAAGCTAAAAGTGAAGTTAACCAATGATTGTGGTCGGTTCTTGTCAGAAACGGTGAGAGTTGTTGCTGTACGCTTCTACAAGAATGGAGAGCTTACCAAAAAATTGAAAGCAGAAGAGATATCTGCAAAGTATAACGGATAAATCATAGAACTATGAATACTTATTATAAATTCTGTCCAAATGTATTTTTGGCAAAGTGCGATGAAAAGCACGAAAAAGGAGAAGTTATTGAGGTTACAACCAAGTATGGCAAAGAGAATGAAAGCATAGTTTTTAATCTGATTTTCGAGAAAGATGGTTTCTATTATTACTCTATCGTTCGGGCTGACGGATTTAATGTACAGGAATGGGCGAAGCAAAGAGCGGAACGCAGGCATGATTGGGCATCATTGGCTGCACAAAAGAGTAATGAGTATTTCAATCGCTCGAACAAAGATAGAGATTTCCTTTCCTTAGGCGAACCAATCAAAGTCGGACATCATAGTGAAAAGCGGCACAGGAAGATGATAGAAGATTCCTGGAACAATATGGGCAAAAGTGCTGAGCTCAGCGACAAGGCTGCCGAACATGAAAGAGTAGCCAAGTATTGGGAAAAACGTGCTGAAACGATCAATCTTTCAATGCCTGAAAGTATCGATTTCTACGAACATAAGCTGGAACAAGCTAAAGAATTCCATGAAGGTGTGAAGTCCGGCAAATACCCACGAGAACACGCCTACACTCTTACTTATGCCAAGAAAGCCGTAAATGAGGCACAGAAGAATTATGAACTTGCACTAAAGTTGTGGGGAGATGAAGAATAAAGTATACGTTTTGTTTCAAACTGATATTTGGAAAACAAAATCAAGTAGAGTGTGTTTCGGTGTATTTCTTTATGAAAATGCTGCTATTGATGCTGCCAAAGAAAATGGTTTATATACCAATGAAAGTGAAGTTGATATTATAGAATGTGAACTTGGAAAATTTGAGGAATTATGAAAACGATAGTAAAAGTCTATCTGAAAGACGAGCATGGCAATGAAGACTGGTTCGTTACCCCCATTAACCTCCCAGAACAAGAAGCGCACGAAAACTATATAGGTAAACGCTTCAATATAGGAATAGATACAGACCATATGATGAAATGTTGGAAGGTTGAGACCTTGAGAGTAGAAAAATAGTATTTTTGCCTAGTTTTATTTGAAAGACAAATAAAATATTGTATTTTTGAGGCAGAAATAAGAGAAAACAGCTAAATTGAAGGA